AGCGTTTGATTTATAGTAGCGTCGGCAATAATACGGCTAAACTCACGTTTTAAGGTATCAATATTGTGTTGAACTGTAGCCTCTAAGGTTGCTAATCTTGAAACACAATTTGTTATTTCTGCGTATATGGAAGGATACCGCCCAGGATAATAATAGTAGTTACCCCGCCTTGTAATGGTTTCTGTTGAAGGGTCTGTTATTGTAAGAGCATACGCCAAAGAATATGCAATCTCATTATTAATGGCATCGACAATACGCTGTAACATCTTAATAACAGACTGTTCTGATACAGCCGAATAGTTACGTTCTGCATAAGAACCCGACGACACAACAATAGAGCCCACCTTAACTTTACCGTAAATAACTGGTATTGTAGTACCTTCAGCCCCAACATTTTGTGGAGAAAAGGCTGTTGAATTAGAGTTGTCGTCTACTTGTTTTTTAGGTGGCACATACGTAAGCACATCGACGATACCACTTAGGGCTATTGAAATACCCATAGGAACAGCAACCTCAGCAAAAGGGGTAAAAGAACCAACAACAGCTAAAAGCGTACCAACACCAACCTTAACCCAGCCCTTTTTCTTTTGGTTCATAGCAGCACCTTTAACAACAGGCATAATGTGTAGGTCGCATTCCCCTAAAGAAAACTTCAATTCTTTGTCAGATAAACACCGTTTAATTCCTTTTCCAACCTTCCTAATGTAATAGTAGCCAGCATTAAAAGCTTTAATGAAATCCTTATCAAAGTTAACCGCAAGATATTTAATGGCTTCTTCAACATTACGAACATAAATAGTATGTTCTTTTCCAAAGTATTTTGCTAAATCACCATACAAAACAAGTTTTCTACTTTGCATATCTTAACACCTTTTCAGCAAATTTACCCCAACGCTCTATGGCATCTGTCTTAGACAATTTATCTTCTAAATGATGTCCAATAAGTCCATTACCTAAATAAACACCCGCGTGATTTAACACAGGTGAATTAAGTCTAAATAAGATAACGTCCCCAACCTGTAGATTACCTAAGCCCCTTCCAACTTCCACAAAACCTGCTTCTTTGTAGTGGTCTTCATAATCAGATACATTATTGTACCAAGCCCGATATTCTCTCGGGTAATTTGGTAAAGTTATCTTGAACGTTTGTTTGTAGTAATCACGAACAAAACTGTAACAATCAGTAACACCAAATTTGAAAGTTCTACCATATAAAGGAATCTCCTTCGTATCATCACCAAAAGAAAAGTATTCTTTCAGGTAGTATTCATCTACCTTTTTGTCAAAAACAAATATATACCATTCTTTTCCTGTCGTTTGTTGAACAATCATATCCTCTTTAGAAGGGATAGCCATACCGTTTGTATGGGAGTGCCAAATAATACAATCTAATTCATTTATCTTTACGCTATCTTCTACAGAAATCTCGAAGTTCGTTGTCGGGGTATCCGAAATATTATCAACAAAGAATACTTCATCATTGTAAATATAACCACAAGCCTCTTCTGGGGCTTTTTCTTTACAGTATTCAATGATTTTCTTAAGGTTCTCTGTATTCATCGTGTCATCCCTGGGAAACCCCCGAAAGGTAATTCTGCGTTGGCACCAAATCTATTTTTACAATCACTTAGACGCTTACCACACATATCTTCTTCTGGTAAGTTGGTTTTTTCGCCATTTTTCTTAAAATAAGTTGTTCCAGTATATGGACATTCAGCACACGAGTAATCAAACTGTCCACCTTCGGGTAAATCTCTATTTACCCGCCACAAACGATAACGATGTGTACAAATATTCCTTAAACAAACCCGCTTCGGTATGTATTTACCCTCCAAATCTAGGACAGAACGTAATTCCCATTCAACAAACACTTTATTCTGACTTGTTTTTCTATTAACAACAAATTCGTCTATAGGGAAATAGGAATCAGGGTCTGCTGTTGGTTGGTCGTCTAAAAACTTTCTAAAGGTACGGATTCGTCTTACAGTAGCACCAACCAAATCATTATAATCTTGGACAATAGAACTTATACCACCCAACACATTGGATACCCTAAGTGTCGGGGTTGGCATTGTACCTTCCGAACCCCGCTCAAACCCCTCTGCTTCTATCGGATATTGAGTATAAGTAAAGCCACCAAATACAATGGGACTACCATCTTCTAGGCATTCACTTGTAAAACGTATAACATTTTGAAGCCCCGATTCTTCGTTTGTGTTACCCGTATCATCTGTTAATATTGTAGAGAAATCCAATTCATACATAGTAACAATCTTATCAAGAGCAAGGTTTTGTGCTTCAGACCTAACCTTGCTGATAGATTCTATACCTTCTTGGATAATCTCTTCGTCTGTGCTCACTTAAACCCCCTAATTATCAAACACCTGCGATAAAGTGGCCGATATTGTCCAAATACCGTGGGCAATAGGTATAATTTGTAAAGTATTACGCTCTAAAACAAAGGTAAGGTCCTGTTCTATGTCTGGCGGTGTCCACTTAAATGCTGTTACACACTTTGTCCCTAGAAAGAAATCCCGCAAAGTTCTCATTCTTTCTGTGTCAATGTTAGACCACGAAACATTATACATATAACGAGTTTCGTTTATACCATCAACCGCTCTCTGGTTATAGCCATCGCCAAACTCCGTAACAATTACACTTGAGTTCATTTGTTGGGTAAACCCAAAATCAACGCCAATATCAGGTAATCTTAAACTTGTGCTCATTTATGCTACCTTCCATATAAAAGTCCGCCAGGACGTTTCTCTTTAGCTAATACCAATAATACAGCAGATTTGACCTTGTTGTCAAGTTCTTTTGTCATTCTATTGGCATTTCTCTGACTTGTTTCAGAATCAGCTTCGCCTGTTGCCATGTTAATGTTAAATGTCGGAGCATAGTTCATTGTAGAACCACCCGCAACAGAAACACCCAATCTACCTTGGCTATCTCTACGAAGTGGCATAATGGCTTCTGGCCCAGCTTCACCCATTAAACCCTTACCAAATCTATGATTAAACAAAGTTGGTCCAGCAACAATACCGCCGTTTGCAAACGTTTGCAAACCGTTTTGGAAAGCACCACCGTTTTTCTTTGTTAAAAAGTATTGGTTTGGTGCTAATGGGCCTGTATAGTTAGAATCAATTATTTGCTTACCTCCAACCGTCCCTAGGACACCAGTGGTCGGTGTAGACATAAAGCTACCTGCCAATGAAGTAATACCTGTGTATATAGCTTGCTTCATAAAGTAGTGGGCTAGGTCTTTAAGCATATCAGCAAGAGTATTCTTGAGGGCTGTTTTCATCTCATTCCAACCCTTACCCCAAGCGTCTACGACATTATTCATAGAATCTGTCATAAAATCAGCAAAACCTTGCATACCTTTTTTCATCATATCATAAGATGTATCAACATCTTTAGCTACACTCATAACACCTGCTTTAATACCATTTTCAAAGTTCTCGGCAGAGAAAAACTCTGTTCTGGCTAGATTATCTAGGTTCTTTATTTCTTCATCTAAAAAACTTAGGTAACCCTTTTGGTAGATATACCTATCATTTTCCATATCATAAATATGCTGGTTCTTTTCTAGTTCTTTATTCTTTTCTGCATTAATCTTATATTGTAACTCTAGTTCAAGTAATTTTAATTCTATATATTTCTTTTGTTCTTCTGATAGTTTTTGTACCTTCTTACCATTAGAATCCGTAGTATCCTCTATCGTGCTCATCAGGTCTTCTATCTGTCCTAAAACACTTGCAGATTCCTTCCACGCGTCTAATGTCTTCTTTGCTGCGTCTGCGTTAAAGGTACGGCCAACCTGTTGGAAAATATCCTTAAACACCTTATCAGTTGTGGCAGCCAACGTAGCATTATTTGTGTCAATTTCCCGTTGTAACGCTGCTATTTTTTCATAGGCGTATTCGTTTTCAGAAAGAAGTTCCCAAGAAAGTTTATAATCAGCTAATAAATCTTCATATTGTTTCTTTAATTGAGCAACAACAGATTCTTGAGTATTTAAGTCAACAGGTACAACCTGCAAATTTGCTGTTCCATCTACCTGAACAGGCACTTTAATCATAGCCTGTTGTTCTTTAGATAGGCCCTTAAACAAGTTCGATTCCAAGAACCCTTTTAATATATCTTCTTCATTTTGCTCTTTCGCTGCCTTAAACTTTTCATAGGATTCCTTCATGTGGTCTCTAAACCAAGCACCAATGTCTGTAACGTCATCTGGAATCCCATACAAATATTTTATATAAGCAGTTGTTATACTTCTATTTTCTGCTGCCTTTGCGTCTTGCTTTGTAATAATTTTACTGATAATATCAGTATTACCTTGAGCAATAGATTTAGATATAAGGTCTACCTCTGCTTGGAAAAACTTTTG